ACAAATAGTACGGAACCGATTCACTTGGTGCTTCAGCACCTTAGAGAATCGTTCTCTTTGAGCTAAGGCGAGGCAACGCCGTACTGGTTTTTGTTAATCCACTATATATCAAATTATCAGGACAGATGCCGTCTGAAAGGCTTTCAGACGGCATTTTTTCGGGATGTGCGTTTTAGAACTTGTAGTTCACGCCCAAGCGTACATCACGTCCCACGCCCGGCAGGGTATTGGTCCAGCGTTGGCTGTGCGGATAGTAGAACGTGTTGAACACGTTGTTGACTGAAAGATTGACATTGAGCGTGTCTTTGCCCAGCGGTTTCCAGTTGGCGAAGACATCGTTCACACCGAAACCTTGGCGTACAACGTTTTCCAATTTGCCCTCGCGGTTTTTTTGACCTGACACCAATATCGAACCCACGGCTTTTTGAACATAGCGTCCGCGCCAGCCGATTTCCAGATTCGGATTTTGGAAGCGGTAGGCAAGGGAAGCCGTCCAAGTGCGGCCGGTTTGTGCGCCAAACTCGGGGTTCGCGCTCAACAGTTTTTTAGGATGGGTATCGTAAAAGCGCGGTTTGCTGTGGCTTACGCCGACTTTGGCAGTCAGGCCGCCGGTGCGGTAGGACGCGCCCAATTCGTAACCGTGGTTTTTGATGTAACCGGCATTGACGGCTTCACGGACGGCGGCAGAGACGTGGCGGTTTTGCGGATTGGCAAGCGCGTCTTTGATGGTCTGCCAGAAGTAGCTGCCGTTTGCGGCAAACGTGCCGTCGTTGTAGTTGAAGCCGATTTCGGTATTGCGCGCGCGTTCGGCTTTCGTGCCGTCGGCAATCGAGATGATGCCGCGTTTGCCGTGGGTTTGCAGCGCGTCATACAGGCGCGGGCTACGGCTGGCGTAGTTGTGGCTCGCGCTGAAGCTCCAGTGTTCGTGCGGCTGCCAAATCACGCCGAAACTCGGGTTAAGGTTGCTGCTTGAAACGGTTTTGCCGTCGTGGGTTTTCACCTTGAAGCGGTCGTAACGCAGCCCGCCGGTCAGGGTAAAGCCGTTAATTTCGTGAATGGCTTCGATATACGCGCCGGTATCGGTTTTGGTCGGGTTGGTCAGACGGTAGGAATGGACAAGGGCTTCGTCTTTGCGGTCTTTGGCTTGTTGGTCTGCTGGTTTAGCAACATCTTGACCGTTTTTCTTTTCTGTCGTCGGGATGGAGAATTTCGAGTTCAAAAACGCTTGCGGTTTGATTTCCTGATGGCGGTAGTTGATACCGTATTTCAACAGGGTTTGTTCGGCAAGGCGGCTGTCGAAGTTGAAGTTCATACCCCGAGTGGTGATTCGGGTATGGTTGGGGCCTTTTACATTGCCTGCGTAGCCGTTATCTTTGTCATCGGCGGAATAGCGTTTCTTTTCCAACACATAGGCGTTGGCATCCAGTTTTTCGACAAAGCCCAAATCTTTGCCGGTGTACGCCAAGTTGGTGTTGGATTGAGTGGTTTCGCGGTAAGCAGGGGCTTGGCGTTTAATATTTATCCGTGATTTTGTGTCGCCGACGGCAAACTCTTCACGCACAGTGCGGATGCCCCGGTGTTGGTCTTTCATATGGCTCAACACGATGCGGTGGTCGTCGCCGCCGAAGGTTGTTCCGATTTTGGCGAGGTAGCTGCGTTTGTCCAGCGCGCTGTACGGTACGGTTTTGCCGCCGTTGACATTGCGGAAACCTTTGCCGGCTTCGTAATCTTTTTCATCGTTGCGGTTGTAAGAGAACAAACCGTCGAAGTTGCCCTCTTTTCCGAATACGCTTGCGCCGTAGCTTACGCCTTCGTTGCTGGCAAAGCCGCTGTTGAGGCGCACGCCCCAGTTTTTATCCAAGCCTTTGAGCAGGTCTTGGGCATCGACGGTTTTGGCGATAATCGCGCCGTTGGTCGCGCCGATACCGGCAGAGGCGGAACCCGCGCCTTTTTGTACGGAAACGACTTTAACCAAAGCGGGATCGACAATAAATCTGCCTTGGTGGTAAAGGATTTGGCTGTCGGAATAGGCGTTGTCCACCTTGATGTCGACAGAGTTCTGACCCATGCCGCGCAGCGTCAGGAATTGGGACGTGCCGTTGCCGCCGCCGAAATCGATGGAGGGCTCTTCTTTTAAGAGTTCGCGCATATCGGTTGCGGTGCTTTCGTCTTTTTGTTGAAGCGTAACGATGTTGGTACGGATTTTGCTGCCTTGGCGGTCGCCTTTTACGGTAACGGTATCCAATGCGACATTGGCATTATTTTCTGCCGCATGGGCAAAACCTGCCGCCAGGGTAAGCGAGAGCAGGCTGAGGCGGAAAAACGGGGCGTTCATTTGTTCGTCCTTTTGAGTGTATGAAGGGAAGTAAATCCAAACCGTTAAGGTTTGGCAGGATAAGAAAAATAATAATTATTTTTGTTTATATTAACGAGAGGGGGGATTTGTGTAAAGCTGATTATCGTTTTTATTTGCGAAGTGTTGTTTTTTGTTGACAGGTTTTGTCGGAAATGTATAGTGGACTAACAAAAATCAGGATAAGGCGACGAAGCCGCAGACAGTACAGATAGTACGGCAAGGCGAGGCAACGCTGTACTGGTTTTTGTTAGTCCACTATAAAAAACGGCGGAAATATAGTGGATTAACAAATGCGGGAATGACGAAGCCTGCGCGGGAATGACGAAAAGCAACCTTTCCGCGTCCTTCCCGCGAAAGCGGGAATCTAGAACCCCTAACGCGGCAGGAATCTATCGGAAAAAACCGAAACCGAACAGACTGGATTCCCGCCTGCGCGGGAATGACGAAGCCTGCGCGGGAATGACGAAAAGCAACCTTTCCGCGTCCTTCCCGCAAAAGTGGGAATCTAGGAACTCAAAGCTGCAAGAATTTATCAGAAACAACTGGAACTCAAAAAAACTAGATTCCCGCCTGCGCGGGAATGACGAAGGGTTAAAGAAATGATGAGAAACGGCGGTAATTTATCGGGAATAACCGAAAACGAACGGAAATCAGGACAAGGCGACGAAGCCGCAGACAGTACAAATAGGACGGAACCGATTCACTTGGTGCTTGAGCACCTTAGAGAATCGTTCTCTTTGAGCTAAGGCGAGGCAACGACGTACTGGTTTTTGTTCATCCACTATAACAGCAACCCTGTCGCCGTCATTCCCGCAAAAGCGGGAATCCAGTCCGTTCAGTTTCGGTCATTTCCGATAAATTCCTGCTGCTTTTCATTTCTAGATTCCCACTTTCGTGGGAATGACGGCGGAAGGGTTTTGGTTTTTTCCGATAAATTCTTGAGGCATTGAAATTCCAGATTCCCGCCTGCGCGGGAATGACGGCGGAGCGGTTTCTGTTTTTTCCGATAAATTCCTAAAACTTAAAATTTCATCATTCCCTCAAAAACAGAAAACCAAAAACAGAAACCTAAAATTCGTCATTCCCACGAAAGTGGGAATCCAGAACGTAAAATCTGAAGAAACCGTTTTATCCGATAAGTTTCCGCACCGACAGACCTAGATTCCCGCCTGCGCGGGAATGACGGCGGAGCGGTTTCTGTTTTTTCCGATAAATTCCTAAAACTTAAAATTTCATCATTCCCGCAAGGACAGAAAACCAAAAACAGAAACCTAAAATTCGTCATTCCCACGAAAGTGGGAATCCAGAACGTAAAATCTGAAGAAACCGTTTTATCCGATAAGTTTCCGCACCGACAGACCTAGATTCCCGCCTGCGCGGGAATGACGGCGGAGCGGTTTCTGTTTTTTCCGATAAATTCCTAAAACTTAAAATTTCATCATTCCCGCAAGGACAGAAAACCAAAAACAGAAACCTAAAATTCGTCATTCCCACGAAAGTGGGAATCTAGAATCCCGGACTTTCAGATAATCTTTGAATATTGCTGTTGTTCTAAGGTCTAGATTCCCGCCTTATATGATGCGCTCTATCAAAGGGGCGCATTACTTTTCTTAACATTCCCCTTTGACAGCCAAGTGAAAGGGGCTTTTTTATGTCAGTAGCAAATGTAATATTTTCTTGTTCCTATTGGAGAATATTTAAAAAATCAGATTATTGCGTTTTATGTTTCTATCAGTTCAGGCATGGTGAACCGCATAAACTCGCTGAACAAGAAAATTTTTCAAAGCTTTATCAGGCGTTCGATTATATAGATTCGGTTGGCTCGAATTTTCCGGTAATTATCACAACAGACGGTTGTGGTCTTTCTTCTTGATCTTTAACAGTTTGTCAGGATTGGGCTTTCGGTCGTTGACCGTTGGACGCGCTTTAGCGCGGCAGACGGGAAACGGCTGAAAGCCCCCCCCCTGACTAACAGGGGGGGAGCGAAATAAAACAAATCCCTAAAGGTACTGAACAAAATGAGTGAAGCAGAATATTTTTCCCATTTCATATCTAACGGCAATGGGAAGTTATTAGAAATTCCGCAACGTAGGGGCAGGCAGGACGGCGTTTTTATAGATTGGTTGTCATTCACACTGCACGAAGATTCCTTGCTGAAAGTTTCCGGATGCCCCTTAGTTTCCGATGCCGAATATATGTTTGTTTTAAGCAAAAAATTGGAGGAAATATTAGGGTTTGGCATCACGAGCAGATGCAAATCGAAGGGCAATAAATTTTACGATTCGATGTTTAGGTTGGGATCGGAAGAAGTTGACTACGGCGAAGTCCATTACGGAGGTCAGCGAAATACGGTTTTAATCGAATTGAAAGGTGTAGGTTGCAACATTGCAAATCCAGGTTGGGAATTGAGGCTTAAGCAGTTTTTGGAAGATTCATTGAGGCCGAGGATAACGCGGGTAGATTTGGCACTTGATTTTTTTGATGGGGAGTACACGCCGGAACAGGCACTTTTGGATCACGATAACGGTTTTTTCGATAACAGTAACATGAGGCCGAAATCTGAAATGGTTGGAACGGCTTGGCGGAGAGAGGACGGGAGCGGCAAGACATTTTATGTAGGTCGCAAGAAAAATTCTCGTTTTGTGCGTGTTTATGAGAAAGGCAGGCAGCTAGGCGATAAAGAAAGCAAGTGGGTAAGGTTCGAAATTCAGTTTAATCATGGAGATATGGAAATACCTTTGGATATTCTGATAAATCAAGGTTCTTACTTTTCAGGCGCTTTCCCGATTTGTCAGAAATTTAAAAATATGCCGAATCCGGAAAGGTTCGATTACCGTAAAAAAGTGGCTAATTTAACTTTTCAGCATAAATTGAGATACGCAAAAAACGCGGTCGGCAAACTGATTAATTTCATGTTTGATATGGGTTTTGATAGTGATGAAATTGTCAGATATCTGAAGGCAGATTTGGGGTATCCCAAAGGGCTAGAACCTGAAAAATATTCGTTGGCCGGATTGAAGGAATCTTTGAAATTCGGCTTTATCCACGAACAACCGGATGTAGATTTAGAGGTTGAATTGGAAGAACTCGGAATTATCAAATTTAAGCAATCAGATAAATTCGATCCGGATAAAAGGCTTTTCGATCCACATCACGATGTAGAAAGTGAGAGGCAATATCAGCTTTATCTCGACAGAATGTATGATCTTCATGCAAATCAAAATTAACCTAAAAAGGAAAAATTAATATGTTTAATCAAACTCAAACTGTAACTTATCCCGCAACTTTTTTAGGAGCTAAAAAATTCAAAGGCGAAATTGATGGCTCTAATATCGACACTTGTTCCGTATTGGTTGCAACACCTTTGCCGGCACAGTCGGGAAATGCTGTTGGATTCACGGCAGCACAAATGAAGTTCGGGGACAGTAAGAATTTCTCAAAATTAGAGAATCTCAAATACCCGTGCGAAGTTATGGTAACGGTTGAAATGACTTCGACAGGTAAGGGCATGGTTCCTTCATTAATTGATTTTCAGGTGGCAGAAAAGCCGAAAGGTTGATTTATGAAATTTGAAGAACGTTTCATAGTTCAAGACTTGGAAACGCATGACTTTATTTATCCCGATCCGTTCGGTGACGTGGGGTTTACTCAAAATATTAAATCAGCAGGTCAATTTGAAAGTTACGAAGATGCATTGAACTCAGGCATAAATGAAATAGGCGGAGGATTCCAAATATTTCAGTTCTTCGTGAAATCGGAATAAAAGTAAAACAGGCTCGGCGGGCGGTCTGTCAACCTTTCACAAAGCCCGCAAAAAGGATTAAAAATGAATAAAGCAACTTTAATTATCGGATTTTTTGTTTGCCTCATTCTTTTCATTTTCTCAATTCTCTATTTCATAAATTAAAAACAAAATTCGGGAGCAGGCTTCGCCCGGATTTAAACCTAAGAAGCCGTATTACTTTAAATATCAAAAAAGGAAAAAAACGATGAACATCGTTAAAAAATACGCTGTAAAAGCAGCCTTGGCAGCCGGTATCTTCACACCGGCCATTGTTATGGCAGATACCTTTGATGCATCCGCGATTGGTACGCAAGTAGCGAATGTAATCATGGGTTTCGTGTCAATGGTTTCCGCCGTGGGTATGGCGGCCATTACCGTGATTCTTGCAATCCAAGGCTTCAAAATGGCTTGGAGCATGATTAAATCTGTCAAATAAACAGAGTGAAGAAAAAGGGGCGTATAAATGGGCTATCGTGTCGGCATAAATTGTTTTGATACAAGATTGCAGGCAGACGACTATTTATTGTCGTCCCTTCCTCCTACTGTTACCCAGGACGGAAAAATCATCAGGCCGGAAAGGGTGGGCGATAAATGGATTTTGAACGGAAAGCCGGTTACGTTGTCTTATCCGGAATGTTCCAATTTTGAGCAGATAAAGCAAGGTTCTTATGTCGGTTCGACGGTTCTAATTCTGTTTGTAGTCATTTACGGTTTCAGGCTTCTGATTAATTTTTTAAAAGACATAGGCAAGGTTGGGACTGATTGATGATTATAGATTTCTGGTTTCTTCTCGGTTTCTTCTTGGCTTTGTCTGTTGCTTGGCTGTTTTGGTAACGGTTGGTAGAATCGGCTTTTTAGAGTGTTTTAAAAGGTCCGAATTATGTTTATTTCTGAATATCATTTAGTTAAATTTCAAACTGATTCACATATTTATAGAGATTTACCACAAGCGTTAATTTATTATAGGGAATTGATTAGAAAAGGGGTTTTTAAAACTTCGTTTTCATTTGATATTTTTAGGAATTTCTTTCATCGTTATGATAGAGATTTTATAGAAATTCAATTCCCTGATTCTTCTACATTATTAATTAAATTAGATGAAGCAAAATGTTATGTTTATTATCCTAGGGCGAAATTTTTTAAAGATTATCCTATGCTTTAGTTTTTTTGTATCTAAATTTGCATTGGCATCAGTAAATGCTCCGGGTAAATTTGATAGGGTTGAAGTTTATGATGATGGCAGATATTTAGGTATTCGAGGTTCAGATGACAAAAGAAGAAGAATTTGGAAAGGTTTATTTGATAGAGAATCGGGAAGATATTTAACTTCAGAAGCTCAAGATTTAAAAGTTAGGCATGTATCTACTGGAGCATCAAGTACGGGTAAAGTTAGTTCGGTTGTATCTTCATCAGTTTCCCGCGCCGCCGTCTTGTCAGGAGTCGGCAAACTTGTCCGCCAAGGCGCGAAATTCAGCACAAGGGCAGTCCCTTATGTAGGGACAGCCCTTTTAGCCCACGACGTATACGAAACTTTCAAAGAAGACATACAGGCACGAGGCTACCAATACGACACCGAAACCGACAAATTTGTAAAAGGCTACGAATATAGTAATTGCCTTTGGTACGAAGACGAAAGACGTATTAATAGAACCTATGGCTGCTACGGCGTTGACAGTTCCATTATGCGCCTTATGTCCGATTACAGCAGATTCCCCGAAGTCAAAGAATTGATGGAAAGCCGAATGGAAAGGCTTGCCCGTCCGTATTGGGAAAAGTTAAGGAATCGTCCTGATATGTATTATTTTAAAAACTACAATTTTAAACGTTGTTATTTCGGATTGAACGGCGGAGATTGTTTAGTTGCTAAAGGTGATGATGGTAGAACTTTTATCAGTTTCTCACTTCAAGGAAATTCAAAATACAAAGAAGAAATGGATGCCAAAAAGCTGGAAGAGATTTTATCGTTGAAAGTCGATGCCAATCCCGACAAATACATAAAGGCAACCGGATATCCCGGTTATTCCGAAAAAGTAGAAGTAGCACCCGGAACAAAAGTGAATATGGGTCCCGTCACGGACAGGAACGGGAATCCCGTTCAGGTTGTCGCAACATTCGGCAGGGATTCGCAAGGCAACACCACGGTGGATGTTCAAGTAATCCCGCGTCCCGACTTGACCCCCGGAAGCGCGGAAGCACCGAACGCACAGCCGCTGCCCGAAGTATCGCCCGCCGAAAACCCCGCAAACAACCCGAACCCCAATGAGAACCCCGGCACGAGCCCCAATCCCGAACCCGACCCCGATTTGAATCCCGATGCAAATCCCGATACGGACGGACAGCCCGGCACAAGACCCGATTCCCCCGCCGTTCCGGGACGCACAAACGGCAGGGACGGAAAGGACGGCAAAGATGGCGGCCTTTTGTGCAAATTCTTCCCCGACATTCTCGCTTGCGACAGGCTGCCCGAGCCCAATCCGGCAGAAGATTTAAATCTGCCGTCTGAAACCGTCAATGTAGAGTTTCAGAAATCAGGAATCTTTCAAGATTCCGCACAGTGTCCCGCACCTGTCACTTTCACAGTGACTGTGCTTGATTCAAGCAGGCAGTTCGCGTTCAGCTTTGAGAACGCATGTACCATAGCCGAACGGCTAAGGTACATGCTTCTCGCCCTTGCTTGGGCGGTTGCCGCCTTTTTTTGTATCCGCACAGTATCCCGTGAAGTCTAGCAGGCGCAGCACCGCCGGGCTTCAGTAACTTGTGCCAAGGCAGGGGGAGGACGTCCAGAAAGATTTGTAAAGACGGCTTTATCGTCTTTATAAATCTTTTTGGATACCCCTTGCCGCCCCGCCAAAAGAACACACTCTGCTGCAAGGGCAGGTGGTAAGGCGCGCGCTTTTTGCGCCGTCCCCCTGCCCCCGCAGCGTCGCAAGTGAGACTGGGGGTGTGGGGGCTAGTCCCCGCAAAATCTTTCAGATTAAGAAACATTTTTTTAATGAGGCAACCGTGCCTTTTAAGAAAGGGATAGCAAATGAAATTGTTGGCCGCATTGATTCCGCTCTTGATGAGCGTCGTAGGCCGTATATTGACTGCATTGGGATTGATGGCCGTGACCTATTCGGGGGTGGATAGATTGGTAGCCCATTTTCAACAGGCGATAACCCATAGCATAACGGGCGCACCTCAAGCAATGTTACAGCTTTTCTATATGAGCGGCGGTGGTACTGTTCTAAACATTCTTTTCGGCGCGATCGCCTTTATTCTGTCATTCAAACAAATAACAAAACTAGCAACCTCAATCGGGAAGAAAAAATAAATGGCAGAGATCTGTTTGATAACCGGCACGCCCGGTTCAGGGAAAACATTAAAAATGGTTTCCATGATGGCAAACGACGAAATGTTCAAGCCGGATGAAAACGGCATAAGCCGTAAAGTATTTACGAACATAAAGGGCTTGAAAATACCGCACACCTACATAGAAACGGACGCAAAAAAGCTGCCGAAATCGACAGATGAGCAGTTATCGGCGCATGATATGTACGAATGGATAAAGAAGCCCGAAAATATCGGGTCTATTGTCATTGTAGATGAAGCTCAAGACGTATGGCCGGCACGCTCGGCAGGTTCAAAAATCCCTGAAAATGTCCAATGGCTGAATACGCACAGACATCAGGGCATTGATATATTTGTATTGACACAAGGTCCTAAACTCTTAGATCAGAACTTGCGAACATTGGTTAAAAGACATTACCACATTGCGGCCAACAAAATGGGTTTGCGTACCCTGCTTGAATGGAAAGTATGCGCGGATGACCCGGTAAAAATGGCATCTTCTGCATTTTCCAGTATCTACACACTGGATAAAAAAGTTTATGACTTGTACGAATCCGCAGAAGTTCACACGGTAAACAAAGTCAAGCGTTCAAAATGGTTTTATGCATTGCCCGTCATCATATTATTGATTCCGCTATTTGTCGGTTTGTCTTACAAAATGTTGAGCAGTTACGGAAAAAAACAGGAAGAACCCGCAGCACAAGAATCGGCGGCAACAGAACAGCAGGCAGTACTTCCGGATAAAACAGAAGGCGAGCCGGTAAATAACGGCAACCTTACCGCAGATATGTTTGTCCCGACATTGACGGAAAAACCCGAAAGCAAGCCGATTTATAACGGTGTAAGGCAGGTAAAAACCTTTGAATATATAGCAGGTTGTGTACAAGGCGGAAGAACCGGATGCACCTGCTATTCGCATCAAGGGACAGCATTGAAAGAAGTGACGGAGTTGATGTGCAAGGACTATGTAAAAAACGGCTTGCCGTTTAACCCATACAAAGAAGAAAGCCAAGGGCAGGAAGTTCGGCAAAGCGCACAGCAACATTCGGACAGGGCGCAAGTTGCCACGTTGGGCGGAAAGCCGCTGCAAAATCTTATGTATGATAATTGGCAGGAGCGAGGAAAACCGTTTGAAGGAATCGGCGGGGGCGTGGTCGGATCGGCAAACTGAAGAAAACGGCAAGAGAGAAAAAAGACCCATAAACCGTTTGAATATAGACGGCTTACGGGTCTTTGTTTCGCGCAAAGCAAAGGCTAAGGCAGTCAGGCAGCAAATCCCGCAATGTATCAAAACAGACGCGTAGAAATGCCGGCTGCCTTTATCCATCCTCAAAATTGAATATCATCCTAGCCGTATCAAGGCTGTATAAATAAGGAAAATACCAATGAATATAATCGGGCTGGACATCTCAAAGGACACCATAGACGCAACATTGCATAAAACAAACGGAAGTATCCATTACATTAAATTTAAGAATAATGATGATGGATTAAAACAGTTTAGATTGTGGATAAAGGGAAACAGAATCAGAAAAGTCTATATCGGCATGGAGGCAACAGGCATCTATTACGAAAAGGCAGCAGATATGCTTTCTTCCTACTATACTGTTTACGTTATTAATCCCTTAAAAATCAAGGACTACGGAAAAAGCAGGTTTAACCGTACCAAAACCGACAAAGCAGATTCAAACCTGATAGCAGACTACATAAAAAGGCATCAAGATACATTGATACCGTATCAGATACCCAAAAACAAAGCACTGCAAAAACTGATTAACCTTAAAAATCAATTACATCAACATCAGAAGCAAATTAAAAACCGTCTTCATAGCACTGAAGAAGACTTCATAAGGAACATACATCAAGACTTGATAGATACCATACAGGACAAGATGGAACAGGTAAAAATAGCCATATCCGAACAAATCAAAAAACAAACGGACAATAACCATTACCGCAATCTTCAAACCATCCCGAGCATAGGCAAAGACACCGCATCAGTTCTTTATGCGCAACTGACAGAAAAACATTTTAAAACCGCAAACCAGTTTGTATCCTATGCCGGATTAAGTCCCGCCATCATACAATCAGGGACAAGCGTAAGAGGTCGGGGCAGATTGAGCCGATACGGAAACAGACGATTAAAAAGTACGCTGTATATGCCCGCCCTTTGTGCTTACCGTTTTAACGCATTTCCGAAATTAATAAATAATCTGAAAAAAGCGGGTAAGCCAAAGATGGTAATCATCGTTGCCATCATGCGCAAACTGGCGAAGCTCGCCTATTACATTGTTAAAACCGGCCAGCCTTACGATGCGGAAAGACACCGATTGAATCAATAAGATTCAACAAAATTAAACGGTTACGCGAATATATTTGTGTAACCGTGCATTTGCATATCGTAAATAAACGTAAATAAAAATAACAATATAAATCAGTATGTTGCAGCTTTGTTTTTATTTTGTGTTGACGGGCAACATATCATCTGCGCGGGAATGACGATATTTCTGTTTTTGATTTTTTGTTTTTGGGGAATGACGGGATTTGAGATTGCGGGCATTTATCGGGTAAAACGGAAATTATGCGTTACGAAAATTTATCCGAAATCACGGCAACTTTTCCACCGTCATTCCCACGAAAGTGGGAATCCAGGTCTGTCGGCACGGAAACTTATCGAGAAAAACGGTTTCTTTATAGTGGATTAACAAAAATCAGGACAAGGCGACGAAGCCGCAGACAGT